CCAAACCAACTAAGGAGAAAACGTGCCAACGACGATCATCACGGGTCGCGATCTAACTTTGACGATCGCGTCCACAAACTACGACGCACAGGCAACCAGTGCTGTGCTAGCAAACTCACCAACAATTGAAACTTACCAAACGCTTGACGGTAAGGCTTACAAGCACATTGACGACCAATGGACTTTTGACGTCTCAATGCTTTCAGACTGGGGCGCAAGTGGTTCACTGTGCGAAGCACTTTGGACAGCCTGCGAATCAGCACCAAACACAACTTTGGCAGTGTCATTGACGGCAGTCACTGGCGCAGTCTTCGCGTTTAACGTAATGCCAGTGTTCCCAGCAGTGGGCGGCACAGCACCTGACGCGCAAACTGTGGATTTGTCATTCACAGTTGTTGGAACACCAACGGAAACATTCAGCTAAACCAACAGAATCGGGAGAAAACAGAATGAAGCTACCAATAACAATTGAATACAATTCAGGGGAATCGGTGACATTTGTTGCCGCAATCCCTGAATGGGTCAAGTGGGAGAAGCACAGCGGGTCAACCATTAGCCAAGCACGGGATAAAATCGGCGTTTCCGATTTGGTTTTTTTGGCTTATCACGCCATGAAGCGTGAAGCTGCTGGGAAACCAGTTAAACCAATCGAAGTGTGGACAGAAACCATTGCTGAAGTAACGGTTGGTGAGGCAGACCCAAAAGCTACGGCGTCGGAAGCTTAAACAGAATCCTTTGGGAAATCGTCATTGCGACGGGAATCCAAAAATCTGAATTGGAAACAGCGGAAGACATTCTGACAGTTCTTGAAATAGTCGAAAGGCGGGCACATGGCAAGTGAAGCGATCAGCTACGACAAAGCTGAACTTCGCGCCATTGCCCGTTCTTTCAAAGCAATGGACGAAGAAGCACTGAACCAAGCAAAAGCAAAATCAAACGCTTTGGCTGAATTTGTATCGGACAAAGTCAAGGCGGCAGCTGCAATGACGCGTTCAATTCCAAAAGTTTCAACGCGCATTGCTGAAGGTTCAAAGGTCAGCAAATCGTCCAAATTTGGTGAAATCAGTTACGGCTTTGCACGCCAAAAATTTTCAGGCGGCGGCACGACTCAGCAGTTGTGGGGCGGCGCTGAATTCGGTTCAAATAAGTTTCGTCAATTTCCCCTGTGGTCAGGTCGCGAAGGAAAAGGTTCACGCGGCTGGTTTATTTATCCAACGCTTAGATCAGTGCAGCCTGACATCATCAAACAATGGGAAGCTGGCTTTTCTGAAATAGTGAAAAGGTTTGACTAATGGCTGGAAGTAGAACACTAAAGCTCACCATTTTGGGTGACGTTGACAATCTAAACAAAAGCCTAAAGGTCGCAACCGACGACGTCGAAACCTTCGGCGACAAAATGGGCAAGGTTGGCAAAGTCGTTGGGGCAGCCTTTGCAGCCGCGGCTGCTGCCGCTGGCGCTTACGCAATCAAAATCGGCATTGAAGGGGTCAAATCAGCCATTGCCGACGAAAAGGCACAGACACAATTGGCTTTGGCTTTACAGAACGCCACAGGGGCAACCACAGCCCAAATTGCAGCCACTGAACAAAGCATTCTTCAAATGTCATTGGCGACAGGCGTTGCCGACGATCAGCTTCGACCAGCATTGGGCAGACTGGTTCGCTCAACTGGTGACGTGGCTTCAGCGCAAGATTTATTGAACACAGCCCTTGACGTTTCAACAGCCACAGGCAAACCGCTTGAAACCGTTGCAAATGCTTTGGGCAAAGCTTATGAAGGCAACACGACGGCGTTGGGCAAATTAGGTTTGGGGCTATCCGCTGCCGAATTGAAAACAATGTCATTCACCGACGTGCAAGATCGTTTGACCGAATTATTCGGCGGCGCAGCTGCTGCAAATGCCGAAACCTATGCTGGCAGACTTGATCGCGTTCAACGCGCACTTGACGAAGCCAAAGAAACTTTGGGCACGGCGTTGTTGCCTGTTGTGGCTTATTTCATTGACCTAATCAACCGTTACGCATTGCCAGCACTCACAGCCTTTGCTGACGCCTTCAGCGGAAAAGAAGGCGGGCTGACGACTTACATCACGACAGTTGGAACTTTAATCAAAAACGTTTTTAGCCCAATTTTGGAAGGGTTGTTCAAAGCTTTTGGATACATCAAAACAGCCGTTGAAGAAAACCTTGCAGCATTCATGGAATTTGGCGGTTACATTGCGAAGTATCTTGCGCCAATCATTGGCGAAACTTTGGGCGGGGCTTTTAAGATCGTGGGCAAAGTTGCAGCTGGCGTGATTGACATTGTTGGCAGCGTCGTTGGTGCAATCAACACCGTCATAAACACAGCCATTGACGGAATCAACTTTTTGATTCGTTCCTATAACGCAATTCCATTTTTGGGCAATGTCAGCGAATTGGGCAAACTTTCAACTTCAGTTTCAAGTGGCGCACCAAGCGCAATTTCAGGCGGCGGTGGCGGTGGTTCGGTTTCTGGATTCTCAGGCGGCGGTGGCTTAACTGGCGGGGGATTTAGCGGCGGCGGTGGACTATCAGGTGGCACAGGCGGCGGTGGCGGGGGATCAGCTGCACCAGCAAAAAGCCTGACTGATTTGGTTGGCAAACTCACTTCAGTATCTGACAACTTGACTGAACTTCAATTTATGGTTGACACAGGCGCAATTAGCAAATCAGCAGGCACAAAGCAATTGAACGCTTTGGTCAAACAGTTTGACGTTCTTAGCAAACAAGCCGACGCCCTAACTTCAACAAGTACCACAGGCAGCGGGTTGGCAGGCTTAAAGTCTGACAGCGCAGCAAGTATTGTGAACATAACTGTGAACGGCGCAATTGACAAAGAAGGAACAGTTCGCAGCGTTTCAGATTTGTTCAACAATTCTTATTATCGCGGAACAGGTGGCGCGCTGAATTTCGCTGGATTACAAGCATGACGCAATGGTCGCCCGTTTGGAAAGTTGAAATTGACGGCACTGAATACACGTCAGCGGTTTTGGCGAATTTGGTTATTCGCAGCGGTCGTTCAAACATTTATGAGCAGGCACAGGCAGGTTATGTCAACATTCAGTTGATTGACGTCAATCAAACAACTTTGCCTGTCAACATCAACAGCACGCTTTCAGTTTCAATCAAGAATTCGTCAAACACATTTGTACCAATCTTTGGCGGCAATGTCGTTGAAGTTTCGCTTGAAGTTCGCGACGTAGGTTCAACCATGTTCACGCAGACTTATTCGATCATTGCATTGGGTGCGCTGGCACGCCTGCCAAAAACCCTAACCAATGGCGTACTGGCAAAAGATTTGGACGGCGTTCAAATTGCAACAATCCTTGAAGCTTTGCTTTTTGGAACATGGGCTTCAGTTGCAGGTTCTGAAACATGGGCTGATTACAACCCAACGACAACATGGGCAAACGCTGAAAACAACGGATTGGGCGAAATTGACACTGGCAATTATGAGTTGGCAGCCCGTTCTTCATCACGCACTGACGTTTATTCACTCATTGCAGCTTTGGCGACTTCAGGGGCTGGGTACATTGGCGAAGACGGGTTTGGACGGATTTTCTATGCCGACAGCACGCACCGGTCAGTTTATTTGGCAACCAATGGTTACGTTGATCTAACAGCCAACCACGCCCGTGCTGCTGGCATTAGAATTGAAACCCGCGCTGGCGACGTGCGCAACAACCTAACAATCAAATACAACGCCACTAGTTCAGCCGAAGTTTCAGCCAGCGACGCAGCTTCAATTGCTGAATTTGGTGAACTGTCCCAAATCATTACAACCACATTGCACAATTCAGCTGACGCGACTAGTCAAGCAAACTTTTATTTGTCGCTTCGCAAAAACCCGCAGCCAATCTTTTCTGACATTACTTTTGACCTGACCAATCCTGAATTGGACAACACAGACCGCAACAGCCTAATTGGCATTTTTATGGGCATGCCTGTGGCTTTGACTGATCTTCCACTAAACATGAACAGCGGCACTTTTCAAGGATTTGTTGAAGGCTGGGAATTTCGCGCCAGTTACAATCAGCTTGCAATCACCTTGAACATGTCGCCGTTGGCGTACAGCTTGCAAGCAATGGATTGGTCAGAAGTACCAGCAACCGAAACATGGTCAAGCGTGTCGCCAACACTTGACTGGGAAAATGCGACAATTGTCGCCTGATAGAAAGAAGAAGCAATGAGTAACCCGACCAGTAATTACAACTTTCAAATGCCGACGTCGAGCGATTTGGTCACGGATTTGCCAGCAGACTTTGAAGTGTTTGGTCAAGCTGTTGACACGCAAATGAAAACCAATGCCGACGCAGCAACTCAAAAATCAACCCTTACAACAAAAGGTGACATTTATGCTGCAACAGCAGCTTCAACACCTTCACGTTTAGGCGTAGGTTCAAATGGTCAAGTTCTGACGGCGGATTCAACCGCTTCAACTGGCGTCAAATGGGCAACACCAAGCGCAGGAAGTTTGACTTTGCTTTCCACAACAACACTTTCAGGAACTTCAACTACTATTTCAAGCATTAGTCAGGCTTACACAAATTTAATTATTGAAATCTTAAATCCTACTTTTGCTTCAAGTGCTTCTGCAATTTTAATTACGCCAAATTCAGTTGATAATGTTTTTTGGGGAAATTTTCTTGAATCAACTGGCACAAGCGTTGCAACCGTTGTTGGTGGCAATTTTTATGCTTCATCGTTCAATCAAAGTACAACAGCGGCAACTTATCAGTCAGTAACAACTGTTTATGATTATGCAACAACAAATGTTAAACCAGTGAACTCAACTGCCGTCGGAAGCCGTCCTGCTATTGCATCAAGTTTTTGTGTAGGTGGTTTTTCTTACACAACTGCAATTTCAAGTTTGAAAATTTTTAATTCAAATTCTACCAGTTTCAACGGTGGAACAGTCTACATTTACGGAGTAAACTAACATGGCTAAAACATCAAATCGTCCAATGGTAAGAATCCACAACGCAGAAACTGATGAAGTTATTGACCGCGAAATGAACGACGCTGAATTTGCTGATTATGAATTACAGAAAGCAAAACGGATTGAAACAATTGCAGTTGAATCACAAAAGGCGACAGATCGTGCAGCACTTCTTGCCCAACTAGGCATTACTGAAGAACAAGCAAAGCTTTTGCTGTCATGAATTACCCAACTGGAACAGCCGCAGCTGTCGTTGAAGTGGCACTTGCGGAAGTCGGCACAATTGAAGAAGGCGACAACCTGACCAAATACGGCGCTTTTACAAAAGCCAACGGTTTGGCATGGTGCGGTTCATTTTGTAACTGGGTATTTCATCACGCAGGCGTCAAGCTTCACAATGTTGTTTCAACAGCAGTGGGCGCACATAAATTCAAAGAAGTATCGCGCTGGCATGAAACTGATCCACAAATTGGTGATTTGGCATTTATGGATTTTCCACATGACGGCGTTGACAGAATTTCACACATTGGCATTGTTGTGGGTGTCAATGGCAAACAGGTAACAACGATCGAAGGCAACACCAGCGGGACAGGCGACCAGCGCAACGGCGGCATGGTAATGGTGAAAGTTCGGTCATTCGGGGGCGGCAAAGAAGTGGTTGGATTTGGGCGACCAAAATTCACCCCCTACAAAGGCGACTTTCCACAAGTCGTTGTTCCCGAATCGGCAGCAAAGCCGAAGAAAGAAGCAAAAAAATGGACAAAGCAAAAGCCTTAGCAGCTAGCTGGGCACGTTCTTTCATGGCAGCAGCAATTGCTGTTTACATGGCTGGACAAACTAACCCAAAGGACATTGCAATGGCAGGTGTTGCAGCTGTTCTTCCCGTCATTTTGCGTTGGTTAAATCCAAATGACAAAAGTTTTGGCTTATCGGGGAAGTGAGCCGAAAACCACGCGCGGGGGCATTGTTGTTGATCATGGCAGCAATGCTTTCGTCGTGCGGTTATCAGGGGTGGGTTCGTTATGAATGCCAAGAATTCGAAAACTGGGAAACCGAAGAATGCCAAAAACCGCAATGCGTCCCAACTGGAACATGCGCTGAAGACATCATTGGCGACGATTTCAAACCGACACATGCGACGAAGAAGTCCTGAAGAAGTCCACGCCCAACTGATCTTGATTATTGGGTCAACGCTGGCGGCTGT